GTCGCCAACTTCTTGGAGTCGGACTGCACGGACATGTTATTCGTCGATGCCGACATCGTGGTGGACGCAGAGTCAGTTCTTCGCCTGCTGGCGCTAAGCACCGGCAAGGACATCACCGCTGGGATGTACACCCGCAGAGCCGAGGACCGCAAGTTCTTCTTGGACATCTACATCGACGAGAACAAGACGCTTGAGTTTGATTCGCACGGCATGCTGCGCGTTGAGAACGTGGCCACGGGCTTCATGATGATCCAGCGCCATGTGCTGGAGAAGATGGTGGCCAACCACCCAGAGTGGACCTACTTCAACGACGTGTACAACCGCAACGAGAGCGCCCTGTTCGACTTTGAGTTGACCAATGGGCAGTACGTTGGCGAGGACTACACGTTCTGCAAGCGTGCCCGGGCGGACGGTTTCACGGTCTTCATTGATCCCGAGATCACCCTGCCGCACGTTGGCTCACAGGAATACCACCGCAGCTTCAAAGAGGCCGTGCTGATGCCGCTGATCGAGCAGCACTGCACACCCAAACTGAAAGTCGTCAATGGCTAAGAAGACCCCATCCCTTGCAATCGGTCGTGGTGAGAAGCTGCCTGCATCCAAGGGTGCTGGGCTGACAGCCAAGGGCAGAGCTAAATATAACGCCGCCACCGGCAGCAACCTCAAAGCCCCGCAGCCGCAGGGTGGCAAGCGCAAGGACTCGTTCTGCGCACGCATGTCAGGTATGCCCGGCCCAATGAAAGACGAGAAGGGCAAGCCCACTCGTAAAGCCGCGTCACTGGCGCGATGGAAGTGCTGACATGGAAATGATGGTCTGGAACCTCGTGCTCACCGCAATTGTGGCCATGCTCGGGTTCATCCTGAAAGAAAAGTTTGCCGAGATCAACCGTCTTGGCATCCTGCTCAACCGCACCCGCGAGGAAGTGGCACGGGATCACATCACGCGCTCGGAGTTCCGGGCCGACATGCAACAGTTGCTTGACCGGTTTGACCGGCTTGAGCGCAAGATTGACAACCTGCGAGGCAATAATGCCCAGCACGAGTAAAAAGCAGCACAACTTCATGGCGGCTGTGGCCAACAACCCAGCCTTTGCGAAGAAAGCAGGCGTCCCACAGTCAGTGGGCAAAGAGTTCTCCAACGCGGACAAGGGCCGCAAATTTTCAAAAGGTGGCGATATGAAAGAGTCCAAAGCAATGGCGGCAAAAGAGATGAACTTCATGAAAAAGAAGGGCGCTCCCAAGTCCATGATCAAACACGAAATGGCTGAAGCCAAAGGCTACAAGGCCGGTGGCTCGATTGGCACAACCAAGATGGGCTCAGTGAAAACTGCCGCTCCAAGCCGTGACGGTATTGCTACCAAAGGCAAGACCAAAGGCACCATGATCAAAATGGCCCGTGGCGGCAAGACCTGCTAAGGAGATCAACATGAGTCCAGCAGAAAAAGAAGCTCGCCAGATGATGGCGGACAAGAAGGCTGCCGAAGCCGCTGAAAAAGCCTACAACGCAGCCAGCAAGACGCCTCCTGCACCCATGGTCAAAAAGGCCAAGGGTGGCAGCGTGACTCGTGCTGATGGTTGTGTGACCAAGGGCCACACCAAGGGCACGATGGTCAAGATGGCCATGGGCGGCAGGACTTGCTGATATGAGAGCCAGTCGCGGCATGGGTGCCATCAACCCATCTAAGATGCCTTCTGGCAAGCTTAAAGCTCGCCGGGACGATACCGACTTTACCGAGTACGCCGCTGGCGGAAAGGTGGGCCTGTACGACAACATCCATGCAAAGCGAAAGCGCATTGCTGCTGGTTCTGGTGAGAAAATGCGCAAGGTTGGTAGCAAGGGTGCTCCGACTGCCAGCGCATTTGCGCAATCGGTCAAGACTGCGAAGAAGTAAATCATGGCAACATCAGGCACCACAGCGTTCAACATGGACCTCACGGAAATTGTGGAGGAGGCCTTCGAGCGTGCCGGTGGCGAGCTGCGCACAGGCTATGACCTGCGCACTGCCAGCCGGTCCCTGAACCTGATGTTTTCGCAGTGGGCCAACCGTGGCCTGAACATGTTCACGTATGAGCAGGGGCTCATTAATCTGATCCCCGGACAAGCGACATACAATTTGCCCGCCGACACCGTGGACCTGCTTGAGCATGTGATCCGCACGGGTGCCGGTAGCGCTTCGACACAGGCCGACCTGACCATCACCCGGATCAGCGTCTCCACCTACGCCACGATCCCCAACAAGCTGCAGCAGGCCCGGCCCATTCAGGTCTGGATTGAGCGCTTGACCGATGCCCCGCGCATCACAGTGTGGCCGGTGCCAGACGACTCGCAGCCCTATGTGTTCGTGTACTGGCGCTTGCGCCGCATGCAGGACGCTGGCACGGGTGTGAACACCATGGACATGCCGTTCCGCTTCTATGAGGCCATGACGGCTGGCTTGGCCTACCACCTTGCCCTGAAGATTCCCGGCGGCATGGAGCGCCTTCAGGTGCTCAAGGCTCAATACGACGAAGCGTGGGACCTTGCCTCCTCCGAGGACCGCGAAAAAGCGGCAGTCCGGTTTGTTCCTCGTGCGATGCACATTGGAAACGGTGGCTACTGATGGCAAACCGGTTTGCAGCAGGCCACAAAGCGATTGCCATGTGCGACCGCTGTGGCCAGCAATTCAAACTCAAACAGCTCAGAACTGAGATCATCAAGCAGCGCAAGTATGAGTTGCTGGTGTGCCCGGAGTGCTGGGACCCTGATCAGCCTCAGTTGATGCTTGGCACATTCCCTGTGGATGACCCGCAGGCGCTGAGAAACCCACGCAGGGACACCACCTACGTGACATCTGGCCTGAATGACGATGGCAACCTGTCTGGCGGCTCTCGGGACATTCAGTGGGGATGGAACCCGGTGGGCGGATCAAGGTCGTTTGATACGCTCTTGACACCCAACACATTGGCGTTGACTGTGCAGATCGGCACAGTGACAATATCGGTATCGTAAAGGAGTCTGACATGGACGCGAAAAAAGCAGTAAGCAAACACGAGGCAAACATGCACCCGGGCATGAAGCCAACCAAGCTGGCCAAGGGCGGCAAGACCAATCTGCAGATGAAGCAGCTTGGACGCGGCATGGCCAAGGTCATGAACCAGCGCGTATCGTCTGCACCCAAGGGGAAATAACATGGCAACCTTCAGCAAAAAGATGATGGGCAAAGAGGTTGGCCAAGCCAGCGTCTACGCCAAGCCCCACACGATGGATGGCAAGCCCGGCGCAGGCATGAAGGTCATGAAAGACCCCAACACCTTGGCCGCAAACAAGATGACGCGGTACACAGCCACGCCCCGCGTGAGCACCAACGACCCCGGCGCGGATAACGTCAAGACCACCGGCATCAAAATCCGTGGTACTGGCTGCGCTACCAAAGGCACCATGGCCCGAGGCCCGATGGCATAAAGCATGAACTACGCCGAGCTGAAGATCAACATTGCTGACATCTGTGAAAACGAGTTCACAGAGGAGCAGTACGCCATGTTCACGCAGCAGGCGGAACAGAAAATCTACAACACGGTGCAGTTGGCCAACTTGCGCAAGAACGTCACTGGCACGTTGACTGCGAACAACAAGTATCTGGCTGCTCCGAATGATTTTCTGTCGGTGTACTCGTTGGCCATCTACCCGGCTGCAGGCGGGAACTACGAGTTCTTGCTGGACAAGGACGTGAACTTCATCCGTCAGGCTTACCCCAATCCGGCTACCACCGGCAAGCCCAAGCACTACGCCATCTTCGGCCCTCAGTCGAGCGATGTAAACGAGCTGACGTTCATCTTGGGGCCAACTCCAGACGCCACTTACGCGGCTGAGCTGCACTACTACTACTACCCCGAGTCCATTGTGACCGCAGGTGAGACGTGGCTGGGCGAAAACTTCGATTCCGCTTTGCTCAATGGCGCTTTGGTTGAGGCTATCCGCTTCATGAAGGGCGAGGCTGACATGGTGAAGCTGTACCAAGACATGTACATGCAAGCGATTGCTCTGCTTAAGAACTTGGGTGACGGCAAACAACGCACCGACACATACCGTGACGGTCAGACAAGGATCAAAGTGTCATGACAATCGCGCAAACCGCAACCACATCGTTCAAGGTGGAGCTGCCGCAGGGCATTCACAACTTTGGACCGACATCGCCCGACACGTTCAAGATCGCGCTGTACACCGCTGCCGCCAATCTGGACGGCTCCACGGCTGTTTACACGACATCGGGCGAAGTCGTTGGTACGGGTTACGTGGCTGGCGGCAACACACTGGTCATTACGACCACACCTGTGGCTGCAAACAACAGCGCCAACGTGCCCACGGCCTACTTCAGCTTTGCCAACACCTCTTGGACAAGCTCAACCTTCACGGCCCGTGGTGCTTTGATCTACAACAGCACAGAGGGCAACAAGTCCGTGGCTGTTCTCGACTTCGGCGCTGACAAGACCGTGAGCAACGACACCTTCCAAATCATCTTCCCAACTGCCGATGCCAACAGCGCAATCGTGCGAATCTCATAAGGACACATCATGGAACACAGCAAAGCACAAGACAGCGTTACCGCAGGCATGGTCGCTCAGCGTATTGGCGGCGAGCGCGTTGGCGCGGGCGGTGTGTTCACCGTTACCTGCGTGGGCGCAGACGGCAAAGAGAAGTGGTCTGACACCTTCCACAACCTCGTGGTCAACGAAGGCCTGCAGGACATGAACAGCAAGTACTTCGTGGGCGCTGGCTACACGGCGGCTTGGTTCTTGGGTCTGGTCCAAGGCCCCGGCTCCGGCACAACCTTTGCCGCTGGCGACACACTGGCCTCTCACGCAGGCTGGACAGAGCTGGTGCCCGGCACGGCCTACACCGGCAACCGCAAGACAGCGACATTCGGTACGGCCACCACGGCGGACCCATCGGTGATCTCCAACTCCGCATCCCCTGCTTCGTTTGCTATGCTGGTCAACGGCACCGTGGTTGCAGGCGCATTGCTGGCCAGCGTGAACAGCGGCACGTCCGGCATCTTGTTCTCGGCTGGTGACTTCACTGGCGGCGACAAGACTGTGGACAACGGGGACACGCTGAACGTGACCTACTCCTTCTCGCTCGACGCAGCCTAATAGGACGTGCGGTGTTTGGCGATGTCACTTTTGCCCAAGCATCCTTCGCCTCTTTAGGCGGGAACACGTTCGCCGTCTCCGCAACTGAAGCGGCCACGGCCACTGCAGCTTTTGATGTCCCAAGTGTCATCCGGGGCGGCATCATGGCGGAGTTTTCCGCAGCCCAAGAAACCCAGTCCGTCATCGCCACAATGGTGGCCACGCAGGCAGAGACATCCTCCGCAGCAAGCGTGCAGTCGGTGATTGCCAATATGGTGGCCAGCGCTTTGGAGCAGGCTGGTGCCACAGCAACCCAGACGGCCATCGGCACATTCTTGGCGGCGCAGGCAGAGAGCACCACCGGCACGGCAGCACAAGCTGCTGTGGGCACCTTCTTGGCCGCACAGGCTGAGGCGGCGACTGGCGACGACGACATGACTCGTGGCTTGCTGATCTCTGTGGCCGTTGCAGAAAGCGCCACGGGCGCGGCCACTCAAGTGGTTCAGATCAACGTGAATGCGTCGATTGCAGAAGCCGTCAGCGCCTTGAGCACGCTGGGCGTCATCAAGACCGCCAACGTGTATCCCACTGGTGTTCAGCTCACCATCAGCATCGGCGGAGCGCTGGTCTGGGCGGTAATTGACGACAGCCAGACTCCGAACTGGCAAAATATCACCAATACCCAAGGTAGCGGTTGGACTGAGGTCAACGACGCTCAGACCCCCGGCTGGACGCAACTACCATCGTAAGGATTAAAAATGGCATTGGTACTCAAAGATCGCGTCAAGGAAACGACCACAACCACGGGCACTGGCACGGTTACGTTGGCTGGCGCAGCCGCAGGGTTCCAATCCTTTGTGGTCATTGGTGACGGCAACCAGACCTTCTACGCCATCGTGGACGCAACATCTGGCGATTGGGAAGTTGGCGTCGGAGCCTACACAGCCTCCGGCACAACCCTGTCTCGCGCAACCGTGGTGTCGTCCAGCAACGCTGGCTCTCTAGTGAACTTTGGCGCTGGCTCCAAAGACGTGTTTGTCACATACCCATCATCGCGTGCGGTGTATCTGGACGCCGCAGGCTCTGCCGTTTCGGTGCTGGACATCGGGACTCTGGGCACCAGCACTGCCAACATCACCACCGCCAACATTACAGCAGGCACGGTATCGACCACGCCCACAAGCGCAAACGATTTGGTCAACAAGACCTATGTGGACACGCTGGCGGCTTCGGGCATTCACTTCCACCAGCCAGTGCGGGTGGAATCACCGATCAACCTGAACGCAACCTACAACAACGGCACAGCCGGTGTGGGCGCAACCCTGACCAACGCTGGTACTCAGGCTGCTTTGGTGATTGACGGCGTGACCGTCAGCGTGGCGGATCGCGTGCTGGTTTACCAGCAGACCACGCAAACTCAGAACGGTATCTACGTCGTAAGCGATGTGGGCTCGGGATCGACCAACTGGATTTTGACTCGCTCCAGTGATGCGGACACCTACGTCATCAACAGTGCTGCAGGCTTGAGCGAAGGCTCTACTGTTTTTGTGCAGCAGGGCGCAACCGGCGCGGGCGAGACATACACCTGCAACACGACTGGCGTCATCACGTTTGGCACAACCAACATCACGTTTGCCCAGATCAGCTCGGCGCAGATTTACAGCGCAGGCACGGGCCTGACCCTCTCCGGCACACAATTCAGCATCACCAATACTGGCACTGCGGGCACATACGGCTCAGCATCCAATGTGCCGGTGATCATCACGAACGCGCAGGGGCAGGTCACAGGCGTCACCCCCACGGCCATCGCCATCTCGGGCGCAGCGGTGTCGGGCAACATTTCTGGCCAAGCTGGCTCGGTGGCCAACGCCCTGACAGCGGGCACGTTCCTGACTTCTGGCGGCACGTTTGATGGCTCCGCAGCTCGCACCTTTGCCGTGGATGCCACGGACGCCAACACCGCCTCCAAAGTCGTGGCCCGGGACGCCTCGGGCAACTTCAGCGCAGGGACCATCACGGCCACACTGAGCGGTGCGGCAACGAGCGCAACCACAGCGACCAACCTTGCAGGCGGCGCGGCCAACCGGATCGCGTACCAGACCAGCGCGGGCATCTCAAATTTCATCACAGCCCCAACAGCCTCCAACCAAGTCCTGAACTGGAACGGCTCTGCGTTCACATGGAGCGCGGGCACGATCTCGGGGGTGGCCTTGGGGTCAAACCTGAACACCCTGACGTTCGGCACCTTCCTGACGGGCACGAGCTACAACGGCTCCAGCGCAGTCACGATTG